TAGAGCCGGGGTTGCGGCGGGGTTGCGACTTGGCATTAAGAACGCAAGGTTTAAGCTATAATGGCAACCGAAAACGTTAAGATTACCATTTCGTCAACTGGCGGCGTAACTGTCAAGAAAGAACTAGACGGCATTGGAACTTCGGCAAGGGGCGCCGCTTCCAACGTTGACTTTATGCGTAACGCTCTTGCGGGCGTTGCGGCGTATCTCTCCGTTTCGACTTTCGTTCGCTATGCCGACGCGGCGACACAAGTTAGCAATAGCCTTAAGCTGGCGGGATTGCAAGGGCAAGAGTTCGCCACCGTGCAAGATAGACTGTACGCGGCGGCGATAGATAACGGACAATCAACCGAAGCCCTAGCATCTATTTACCTTAAGCTTTCAGCGGCGGGAAAAGAGTTGGGTTTGAATAGCGATCAAATAACGGGTACGCTTGAAGGCGTCGCGGCGGCTATGAGACTTTCAACCGCTGGCGCTTCGGCGCAGGAAGGCGCCCTTCAACAGTTGTCACAAATGCTTGGCGGCACTAAGGTTCAGGCTCAGGAATTTAACTCATTGGTTGACGGCGCTTACCCGTTGCTTCAAGCGGCGGCGGCGGGTTCGTCAAAATGGGGCGGTTCGGTTGCTAAGCTTACACAAGACGTTAAAGCGTCTAACGTCACAACAAAAGAATTTACCGACGCGTTGCGCATTGGTTTGCCTATCATCGAAGCTCAGGCGGCTGGCATTCCGTTGACAGTCGGCGCCGCGTTCCGCGCGCTTGGCGAGAGTTTTCAATATTGGATTGCGACAAGTTCGCAAGCGTCCGTTGCGGGCGGTATCATGTCAAACGCTATTATGTCTGTTGCTCGCAACATTGATATGGTAATCCCGGCGATTGCGCTAATTGGCGCGGCGATGGCGGCAAGTTTCGGTGTTCAGTTCATTATGAGCCTGGGCGCTAACATCATGCAATTTACGATGTTGCTTGCGCGCATGGGCGTTATGCTTGTTACAACGATTGTTCCGGCCATCGCGTCATTTGCGGTTGGGCTGGCGACATTGGCGCTTAATTTTGCGCTCGCGCTTCCCGGTATCATTGCAGCAACAGCGGCGTTTATCGCAGCCAACGCAACCGTAATCGTCATTGTGGCAACTGTAACGATCCTAGCGGCTGGATTGGTCTATCTGTACGATGTTCTTTTTAACGGCGGCGCGGCGTTCGCGTCTTTCGAAGATGCTGCTAGTCGTGCGGTTACGAGCGTTAAAAATCAGTTTGCGACCGTGCTAAGCTTCCTTGGCAACGGAACCGCGAACATTACCGTTACCGCTCAGCAAGCCGCCCAACAGCTTTTGCAGTCGTCACAGACCGGCGCGCAACAGTATAAGCAGAACATCAATCAGGCATCAAACCAGGGCGGGCAAGAGATTGCCAAGAGCATGACCGACGCTGCTAAACAGGTTAGCGACCCGATTAAAACTGGAATTGCGGATGGCGTGCAAACGGCGGTAACTGACATCTCGAGTGCGATAACGGCGGCGGGAACAACGCTGTCAACAACGCTTAACGCGTCGGCGCAAACTATGTCACAGACGCTTTCGACAGCATTGCAGCAAACCGGAATTTCCATGGCGAATGAGTTCAAACAATGGGGAATGACCTTTATTCGCGAGTTCCGAAGCGCCGGTAACGAGTTTATTCAAAAATGGTCGCAAGCAGCAACGCAAGCGGCTAATGCCATTCGTGCGGCGGCTGCTACGGCTGGCGACACTGGCGGAAGCTCGCCAGGGTTCGCGGTTGGTGGTCAATTCCGCGTCGGCGGTTCGGGCGGTACTGATAGCCAAAAGGTTGCCTTCCGCGCGACGCCTAACGAACGCGTAACCATCGAAACACCTAAGCAACAGCGCGAGAATGACGCGGCCATGGCAAGAGCAAATCAGCCGATTGCGGTTCAGGGCGGCGGTTCCAACGTTGTCAACGTGTTTGATCCGCAAAGCATGGTTGACGCTATGGCAAGCCATGCTGGCGCGAAAGCACTCATAAATTTGGTTAAAGCTAACCGTTCTGATATTGCAGCGGCGTTAGGTGTTTAAATGGCGGTTAAGACAGTCGTTGTCACCATATCGGCGGGGCTTGTGGCAAGCGATCTTGACGCATATCCGGTTCATATTGATCTTGCCAGCTTCGGCGCGGAGTTTTGGGATTTTGTTCGTTCAGATGGCGGCGATCTTAGAGCGCGTGCCTTGAGCGGCCAAATTCGTTATCCGATTGATGTTGTGTCAATCAACAAAGGAAATCAAACAGGGCACATATTTGTTAGAGTTCCAGTGCTTGCCGCTGGCAATCAGTTTCGCATTGACTTTGGCGACGCCAATGAGCAAATGCCAGACGCGAATAATCCGCTTATCGGGCGTTATGCCGTTTGGAAAGACTTCGGACCCGTTTTCACCGGATTTAGCGATGATCTTTACAGACGCCGATTTACCTCTTGGAATAAATATCCTGGGCTGGACCGGAACGGCAATTTCATTCACGCGACGGGCGGTTTTCTTCGTGCAGGGCGAGGCGATGAACCGGATTTGCCTTATCGTTCGTTTTCATGGATTGGCAAGCGAACGGGCGGTTCAGGTGACGGCGCGATTATGTCAATAAATGGCGAAACGCAATGGCAAGTACCGATCAACAACGGAACGGCTTTCTTTAGTCCTGAGCGCGAAACGCTCTATATGCGCGAAAATGGCAAGATAGGGCTTTACAACACCGAAGGCGATGAATGGTTGCAAGGCGGCGCTTGGAGTTCTGGCGAGCTTATGCAAGTCGGGTTCTACCACGCGGGCGTACTCTATCGTTCGATCTTTCAAAATGGCGCGATTATCGCGACAGAAAATGACGTTCAGTTAGTTCCGACCGAAGGCAACTACAAGTATTTTGCAGCCGAAAGCAACAGCGCCGTAACGCCGTTAACGTGCAAGTTCCACCTTGCTTATATGTATCGCGGCATCTTGTCGGATGATTGGATTGCTTTCGAGTACGCGAATTGGTTTAATCCATCAACAACGATCGCATTCGAGATTGTTGATTTGCAGGAGTATCTTGATATGTCTATTCTGTACGCGGGAACAAGCATGGCGGATTTCGCTTATTTTGGTTCCGTTGCGGCTAGCGCGCTAACTACACGAAAAGATATGTATGTTAGCGAAAGCATTGAATTGTCAGCGTCGGACGATTTAGTTGCTAACATCGGTGCTGTTAGTGATTTTTGGGTTTGTTTTTATTTCTACGGCCTAGCAAATCCTAACACCGATAATGCGTTTATTCGTTTTTATAATACGGGTTATAGTACAGCTAACGCTTTGTTGCGGTTGAATATGTTCGATGGCAACGGTAATTTATCTTATTGGAATGGAAGCGAGTATGTAAATGACAACGCTTTTAGCGATGCATTGATGTTTGCGGAAAGCGTTGTTCGCGTTGATTTGCATATTGTTCTTTCTGACACGGCAGGAAAATTTGACGTATATATCAATGGTGAATTTGACGCGGGCTTATCGTTCGTTGATACTATTTTAACAACAGCAACAGACATTGACCGTGTTTCATTTCGAGGCGCGAGTGTCTTTGATACTGTTTATTACTCAGGTATCATCATATCGGACGAAGATACGCGTGGAATGCGGCTTGTTCAGCGGTTGCCGACGCTTGCCGGTTCTCAAGTTGATTGGACTGGCGACGTTAGCGCAGTTGATGAAGTTGGTGTTAACGACGCCGACGCAATCACAAGTGCGACAACCGATCAGGTTGAATTGTTCAATTTTGACGACCTTCCTACGGAGTTTGCGAGTTCGCCAATTGCCGCCGTCGTGCTATCCGCCAGGGCGCAAAGCTCAGCGGTTAGCCCGACAACGATTGACGGCGTTACACGTATCAACGGCGTGAATTACGATCAATCGCCGCAACGCGAAATTCCAACAGCTTACGCGCCAGCGCAATTCATCTTTCCGACCAACCCGGAAACTTTGAGCGAATGGACAACCGCCGACGTTAACGCGGCTGAATTTGGCGTAAAGAGCAAGGCATAAACCGAATGGCTGGCGATGTAAGCAAAGCTTCACTTTACGCGATTGTTAAGCCGAACGTTAGCGTTTCAAAGCTTAGCTTGCACACTATTGCGCCGCAACCTGTTTCCGTTGCTAAAGCGTCAATGTACGCCATTGTTGGCGAGACAAACAACCGCGTGCAACGCGCCCTTGTGACAAGTTATAGTATCAGTCTATCACTTGATTTCGGGGTTGATTGGCGTGTCTTACGCAATTTTGGAAAATCGCTTGATATTGATTACGCAATTAATGGCAAGCTAGCTATTCCGTTTGAAGTTGATTACGCTATCGGGTTAGCTAAAGAGCTTACATTTGATTACGTTATCCAAGATCAGCCGCCCGAAGGTGTTCAGGAACCGGGCGGCGCGCATGATTATTGGCGCGTTCGTTATCGTTCTAGTGACGCCAACAATCATCAACTTAGCGAAATATATTTCCTTGATAGTGCCAATGTTGATTTGTGCATTGGCGGTTCCGTTATCTATTCATCGCAATTCAACGGCACAACGTTTGCGGCGGCTAATGCGTTTGATCGAAATACCGCGACAAATTACGCGGCTCTTGGCAACGTAGGCGAATGGATAGGATACCATTTTCCGGTGCCAGTTGAAGTTGATAAGATACGCGTTCGCGCGTCAACGTCAAACGCCGCTGAGAACCCGGAAGGCTATCTAGTCGAGTATTCCGACGATGGTTCAACGTGGTCAATTCTGAGCGCGTTTTATGATCCGGCTGGCAATATGGCGTCGGACGCCGACCGCACGCTTGATTTCACTAATGAGAATTTCTATACAGCGGGCGATACGTCACCGCACCGCTATTGGCGTATGCGTTCGCTTGTTAACGGACAGGACGGTTTCAACAGCGCCGCTGAAATCGACTTCCTAGACGGTTCGGGCGCCAGTCTAACCGACGCGCACGGCGGCACGCCAAGCGCCTCGAGCGAGCAAGGCGCTTATCCGGTTGCACAAGCATTTGACGGCAACCCCGCGACGCTTTGGTATTCAGCAGGCATTAATGCGGAGTACCAGATTACCTGGGATTTCGGCGCAGCTAATGCCCAAACCGTTGAAGGTTTCAAACTCCGCGCGGATACCGCGACACCAGAGCGAACGGCTAAAGCGTTCGCTATCGAGTTTTCCGACGATAACGTTACATGGAAGGTTCGCTACCTTGAACCTGGTAATTTGACCTGGGCAAGCGGGCAAGAGCGAACCTTTATGTTTGGAGCGCCGCCAACCGTTGCGCTCTATCGTGATTTCACAACAGCATGGAAGATCGTTCGCGCGATCAACGCCGATCTTTCGCTTGACTATCGGATAATCTATGATCCGATTTATTCAGAATTGACGTTTGACTATGAAATGGCGTCATTTTCAGTTGACTTAGTTGTTGACTATCGAATTGCTCTAAGTCGCGAGTTTGGCATTGACTATTCAATTTTGCTCGCCAGCGATCTAACAATCAGCTATTTGGTTGATGGAACATTTAGGGTTGATCTAGCCTTTGATTACAAGGTTGCGCTTAACGCGTCACTTACGTTCAGCTACGCAATCGCACTGTCTCGCGAAATTACGTTTGATTATGTCATTGGTGAAGTCGGCGCCGAAAATCTACTTTATATTGCGCGGTTGCCTGAGATACCCGTTTATGAAACTTGGCGGTTTGTCACAAAGGTTTCAACTAGCCGCAACGGCAAGGAACAACGCGCCGCGCTTCGCAAACGTCCGCGTGTCGAGCTATCGCACGCATACCGCATAGAAACCGACGCGGACTTTAGACATTTTCAGCAGTCGCTTTTGCAACAGCGCGCCGAAGATATTTATGTTGCTCAGCACGCATTAGCCGTTAGCGTAGCAGAAACCGGCTTCGGTCAAACAACGATCCATTGCGCGATGGAAAACACTGATATTCGCGTTGGCGAGTATGTTGTATTTTTCAACATAGGAACCGAAGCAAGCGCGCTCAAGATCGTAACCGATATTGATACGGACGCGTTTACTGTTGAGGGTGGAATGCCGTTTGAGGTTGGGCGCGGTTGCGTCGTTATGCCGGTTCGCAAAATGCGGTTTGCGGATGGTTCGGCGTTGAACATGGCGCACGTTAGCGGCGAAACCCGGCTGGCGTTCGAAGATGCAACGTCTCGCGCCCTGATCCGGCCTAGCGCGCTTCCTGGGCTTGTCGAGACGCTAGATGGTTATCCGATCCTGACACGGCGCCCGCTTGCCGACGACGGCGTTACCGACGCTTATTCAGCCGGGTTCGCACTCATTGATATGTCACCGCGCTTGCCGCCTTCCATCGTGCGCCGCTGGCCGGTTCCGGCTGTCTCAAAGGGCTATAGCTTCAACATCGAACGCGGCGAAAGCCTGGATTATTGGCGCGAGTTTGCCGACACGGTACGCGGTTCATGGAAAGCGTTTCTCATGCCGACTTGGCGCCCCGACCTTGTGGCAATCGCACTTGCCGGTAGCAGTTTGACAGTTGATGGCGACAAGCTAACCGATGCTATAACCAATGGCGCTTACAAGCGTTTGATGGTAACAACCGATAGCGGAACGGCTTTTGTATCTGTCACAAATGCGGTTGCGGATGGTAGCGGAAACACTGTCTTGACGCTCAGCGATAGCGTTGCCGGTTCAACCGTTGAAAGTGTTTCGTTTGTCAATCTTGTTCGGCTATCCGATGACGCGATTAATTTCGAGCATTACGAGCTTTATTCAAAGCTCAGCCTTAACATGCGAGTAATCCAGCAATGAGCTACGATGACTTTGAGTATTCGGTGGAAGATGGCGCGCCTATTGAACTTTATGCTTTTGAGTGTGAAGGTGGCGCGCTTAATTTCTACTATACGAACAATGAGGAAGCTATTAGCTTCGGCGGAAAGACTTACTTGCCGCTTCATATAGAGCGCGAGCTTATCGACATTTCCGCGATCATCGCTGAACCGGCAACAATTGATTTTGTTGTTCCGTATGAATGCGACCTTGGCGAATGGTATGGAAAGCCATTTGCGCCGCCGATGCTTTTCGTTCGCGTTTGGCGTAAGCATGATGGTGACAACAACTATAAGAAGCTTTATCTTGGAACATCGGATAACTTTGTTATCGAAGATGATTTGCTTAGGATAGAGACTAAGCCTTATATCCAAAGTTTAGTGCATCGTGTCATGTGTGCAAACCGCTATCATAACCGATGCAACAACTATCTGTTTGATGCGCGGTGCAAGGTCAATAAAGCTGATTATACCTGGACAACGACTGTTACCGCGATCAACGATCAGTTTATTACGGTTGCCGACGATCAAAACGCCGATGATTTCTTACAGTTTGGCGATATGATTATCAATGGCGAGTATCGTATGATTTTGAGTAACGCGAGCAACGTTATCAAAGTTCGATATCCATACACCGTTATTGAGGTTGGGATGGAAGTTACTCTTGTAGCGGGCTGCAAGCGTACAAAAGAAGCGTGCATCGGTTTTGATAACCTTCCGAATTACGGCGGCTTCCCATTGACGCCAAAGACAAACCCGATTAAGACAGCTACTAAACCAGGGGTATTCACTAAGCCCAAACCAATGAAACCTAATGGCGGCATTCATGACAGTAGGTGATACATCAACTAGTAGCTTTACGTTTGACATAAGCGACGAAACAAGTAAGCCGCCGCATAAGTCGCGACCCGGAAAGCCCGCTAAGCCTGACAAGCCGCCTAAGAAGCGGTTTAAGTCGGTCACGAAATACGCGACAGCCGATATTGAAGCGAGTACGCCGACCATTGAACCGGACGCGGTTGTTCCGTTTCTAATCGGGCGCCAGCGCGCTTATTCGCCTAATGTGCTTTGGTATGGTAATTATAGAACCAAGTACGAAAAGGAAGTTCGCGAGGAAAGCAAAACAGTCGTTGAACGAAAGAAACTGTCTTATAACGAGTATCGCGAAAAAGAGGTTGTCGTTACAAAGACAGTCACGACGTTTACGCCAGTTGATTTTTATATTACGGTTGTCGTTGGGCTTTGCCTGGGTCCGCATGTTCGGCTTAAGGCGATCTATTCCGACAATGAATTGATTTGGAGCGGCGATACGGTTGACGGTCTGAACACGCTCACATTGACAGACAAGACAGCACCGTTTGACACCGCTTATTTCTATTCGGGCGAGTATAATCAAGCGCCTGACCCGTACTTGGTTAGCTTGCTTGGTGATATACCCGGCTTTGTCGGAAACGCCTATATCGTCATTCCGACGATTGCGAGCAAGGATTACGGTCAAAGCTCGCTAAGCTATGAGCTTGAGCGAACCGAATTTCTCGATAACATTGATGGCGTTTCTAACCCGGCTAATGGCACTGGCGACATTAATGCGGCTTCGATGATTTACGAAATCCTTCGCTCTAATTGGAGTGGTTTAGGACTTCCCGCCGCAACGATTGATGACACGACATTTTATGATTTCTATCAAACGTGTCAGTCTCGTAATTACTATTTTTCGTTTCTGGACGATAGCGAGGATTTCGGAACCGGCTACATCGAAACCATTTGTGGCTTAATCGGAAGCATCATTTACGTTGATCTTGAGACAGAGAAAATCAAGGTTGCTGAATTTCATTTCGAGGATTACAACGAAGCCGAAGCGATCCCGTTTGACGAAAACGATATTATCAGCGTGCAAGGTTTGAGCCGGTTTGATTGGTCAAACATGCCGACGCATTACAATGTTGATTTTTCGTCGCGTCGCGAGAACTACAAGAAATCGTCTATCCCGCGTCTTAGTAATTCGGTCAACACCGACGACAAGCGAGGCGAGCAAAGGTTAGTCAATCTCAAGGCGATGATTGCGACTGAGCGCGACGTTGCAAAGGCGTTGCTTACGCGTGCAATCGAGCATAATGGCGTTCCCGTCATGCAACTGAATATCAGGACGAATACGAAAGGCCAACAGTGCATTCCGGGTTCAGCCATCAAATTCAGTTGGAGCAAGTACGGCATCGTTGACGCGCCATTTTGGGTGACGAATATCAAAAGCACCGACCTTCGGCTTAATCAGGTTGTGCTTGAAGGCTTCTATTTTATGCGGCCTAGCGTTGGCGATTTTGACGATGAGGACACGGAAACGGAATGGACGCCTGTTGACGTTTCGCCAATTGTGCCAGTGTACGCAACGCTTGCAACAGAGGAAGCGCCACCGCCAGCACTTAAGCGCCAGGGCGTAACACCGCGTTATAGCAGCGATCAACCCGATTTTGCCGCATGGGGAATTTTGTTTGTACGCGCGGAAAACGAAGCACAAGTAGCTGTCAACGTGCATAAGAGCAACAGCGGCGAAGTCGTCAAGGGCAATCATCCATACGCGGCATCGGGCTTTCTTGTTAATGATATGCCAGCGTCATACAAACGCGAAACGGGGTACATTGGCGATCTTGAGATTGACTATCCGACGAACCTTGACATTGTGGATAACGAAGGCGGAACCGGGTATATGAATGGCGAGTGGTTCCGCTTTACGCATGTCACAAGGTCCGGTAATGTCGCAACCGTACATAACGTTGTTCGCGGGCTTTGGGGAAGTGTTCTAAAAAGTCATTTAACTGGCGACGTTTTTTATATGATTGACGACGCGGATAGGCTCATTGGACCGTATGAAAAAGATCATAATCGCGTGTTTGATTTGGTTCCGATCTCTTATCAAGGCGTAGGCATTTGGCCGACCGACAAGCTGGACCTACCGCCTAAGTTCTTTGGCGAGAACGTCAACGTTGCCATTCCGCCAATTGCGCCAGCGATCAACGGCGCGCGTTGGTATCCCGGTGATACGGTAACGATTTATCTTGACACGCCCGTTACAGTGTCTTGGTTGAACCAAAGCCGCCGATCTATCACGCTTGACGGAATTGCTGATCCCGACCAATGGCGCGAAGATACTTACGCGCTTGACGATATCTACAATGTGAATATCTATGATAGCGCGTCAACCGAAGTCATTCTAGGAACTAGCGAGGTTCCATTTCCGCCCGCAACAGAGTTCGGGTTTACGCATGTAGTTTTCACGCTAACCGCCGCCGATGTTGTTCCGGGTAGCGGCACGCTCCAAATCTTGCATGTTATAGGCGAGGCCATACCCGGCGCCGTTGACATTCCGATTATTATTGAAGCGGCGCCAGGGTTGCTAGCTGAAATAAGCCTTGACTATCGCGTTGGTTTCGCAGCAGAACTAACGCTGAGCTACCTAATCGTTGAACCTATTGAACCTTAAAGAAAGGGGTATTACCATGGCAGTTGCAGCAAGCGACATTAAGTTTTATCTTTCGGGCGGCGCTTCAAACGCGGTTCCCGCCGCGAGTTTGGGCGGCGCTATTTCGTCAACCGAAATCAACATGGTTTCCACACTGAACAACCTGTTTGATGACGTTAACGATACCGAAGCGGCGGCGGGTGACACCGAATACCGTTGCTTTTATATCAAGAATACCAACGCGACAGACGCGCTTGCCGACGCCGCAATTTACATTTCAAGCAATAGCCCTTCGGCGGATACCGCAATCACTATCGGGCTTGATCCGGCTGGCGTATCGGGCGAGGCAACGACTATTGCCAACGAAGGTGCGGCGCCCGCTGGCGTGTCATTCTCAGCAGCGGCTAACAGCGGCGCGGCGCTCGCTATCGGGGCGCTCGCGGCTGGCGCCTATCAGGCTGTCTGGATCAAAAGGGTTGTGGATGCGGACGCCGCCGCCGTCGCTTCCGATCCGACGACGCTCAGAGTTACCGGCACGCCCTGAAACGCGCCTGGGCGCCAAATCCGGCCGATCCTGGGCCGAAATACGAAAGGCCGGGGCTATGGTTCCCCGGCCTTTTCGTTGGGCGCCACCTGGGCGCCGGCTAGTCGAGATATTCCCGGCATTTGTGATCCGGCGACAGTTCGCGATTGAAGGCAATGGCGAGCGTTTCGATTTCATGGCATACGGTCGCGCGCTTGTTATAGTCGTGCCATTCGGAAGCGCCGACCATGAACAATCCAGCGGCGACAATGGCGGCGATTACTGTTTGCATGTCCATACCTTCAAACATTGTCAAGCTTCCTTATTGCGAATGTTCCCATGTCGGTGTACTGGCGGCGGGCGTCGCGTTCGGCGCGTTCTATTGTCATCGCGTCGCGCGCCGCTTCCCATGTCGAGAACCCGCCAAGGTGCTTAAGCGGAACATAGTCGTTGACGATAAAGCCCCAAACACAAAGATAGTACATGACGTTTGATCCCTTGTGGCGTTTGCTATTGTCTGTATATACCCCGTCTTTTATAATAAGGCAATAGCTCTAGATAGGTTTGTTCATGATAATCGTGCGTTGCTCGCTTTATGGTTTTCGTTTTCTTAATTGGTTTAGGCTTAGCCATTAGCCAAGGGCGCATATATCGCGAGCAAGGAAACGTAAAGCGTTGAAATGGGTTATAATAATCGTACTGCCATGGGTAACGCATAGGTCTACGAAAATTCATTTAGCTTTACCCCACGTTGGACCTTCGGACCTATCGACAAACAACGGCACGCGAAGTTTGATGACATTTTCCAGCGTATGCTGAGCGAACGCAAAAGCCTCTTGCACGATTGGCGAGTTGTCGAGGCGCGAGAAACCTAGTTCGTCATGAACCGTTACATGCGGAATGCCAGTATAGCGCAGCACGCCTGAACGCCACAAAGCACGCATCCCTGATTTCATGATATCCGGTTCGCTTCCTTGAAAGCGATAATTAATGGCACGATACCCGTAAGCGAGACGGATATTGTTTCCCCATTTGGCGCGAGCTTGTTCATACGAACAAGGAATACCGCGCACGCCGTATTCAGCCGGTTCCCATTCATTGAAGTAGGTACGCCGACCAAGGATTGTGTCAATATAGCCCTGTTGCATCATTTCTAGCTCAGTCGCTTTCATCGTCGGTTTGACGTAGGAAGCGCCAGCGAAATAAGCTTTAAAGAATTGCTCAGCGGCGGCTAAGCTAAATCCAGTCGTGTACGCAAGGCGTTTTTCAGACTGACCGTAAAGCAGTCCGAAGTTAACGTTTTTGACCGGACGGCGATAGGTTTCTATTTCATCTTCGTCGGTTGTTGACCAACCCATGAGCGGCGCAACGTTCATGTAAACATCGCGATGATAGTCTGTCTTTCGATCCGCGTTGTATCGCTCGCGCAATCTATCGGCTGAGCCGTCGCCGTTATCAATAGCATAGTGTGCCAGGATGCGATAATGAATTTGCGAGTAATCGAACTTAACCCATGCTTCGGTGCCGTCATCGCAAAGAAACATATTGCGAATGAGTTTGCCTTCTTTTGTTCGCGCGGGGATTTGTTGCAAATTAGGCGTTGATGACGAAAAGCGCCCAACCTTCGTTCCGCCATCGTCGCTACGGAGTTGATGGAATTGCGGGAATACGCGACCGTTGATATTAGAGCCTAAGATATGGCCGTTAATAAACGTGCCGATTAGCTTTTCTTTCTGGCGGATATCGCGAACAAGCGCGCCCGCTGGATGCTCTAAACCGGCAAGCCATTCTTTTTGAACGGAGTAGTTACGGTCAGCGGTGCGGGGAACTTCAATTCCCTGGGCTTCGAAAAACGGGCCAAGTCGGCGGCTATCCGTATCGGTTAACGTATAACCGTAATCATCTTTGATTGATTTATATAGATCGTTGATTTGCTGCTTGAGAATGCTTTTAAGCTCATGCGCGTATTCAAGATCAACCTTGACACCGCGTTGCCTCATGGCAACCATCATAGGGATTAGGTCACATTCAAGCCTGTAAACATAATCGAGTTCGTCTTTCTTAATGAGCGGCCATTGTTTATCCAAAATAGCGAGCGGCAACGCGGCATCTTCGATTGCATATGGCGCCGCCAGCGCAACAGGCGAGCGATAGATTTCTTTTCTCAGCTTGGTTTCTGGCGTGTTCGGGTAAGCTTGACGTATCCAGTCATAAAGCGCGTTCGTTTCCTTGCCCTTGTGGCAGTATTTCCAGCCAAGGATTTCAAGCGCGACTTCGGCAAACGTATCAATCAACGCCTCGGCGTACTGAACATCATGGATTTCACCGCGCGGGTAAACACCGTGTTTAGACAGCCAACCATAATCATACGATAAGTTGGCGCCGACGATTGGCATACTATGTTCATTGAGCAGCCAACGTAACCAATTCCAAAATTCGTCTGGATTGTCGATGTTCTCACTTGGATCGAACGTATGAGACAGCGGAAAATACCAACCACCGTCACGCGTCGCGAGAGACACGCCAGCAACGAAACCTTCGTTACGCGCCCAACCTGGGCCGTGAACATCAATGAATGGATCGTAAGTTTCAGTATCGAGCGAGATAACCTTTGCGGTCTCTAATCCGGCAATCGGTCCCGTTGGCTTTATCCAATTGCCAGCGTCAAACGAAGGCGGGCGAACGCGTCGCGCCGCCCGTCGTGTAACCAATTGGCTTTCGTCAAAAAGCTTCATTGATCTTTGTCAACCTTCGTAAAGCATCCGCGCAACATTGGACCGAAAAAGACAACCATGTTAGCGAGCGTACCGAAATCCGCCTTTGTCACAAGTGCGCTAATCAGTTTCCAATTGTCAACCTTAAACTTGTAGGCGTGTTGACTGAGCGTGGTAATTGATGCGCGCCCGCATTCAATGGCGCCAGCGGTTACGTTGATCGTATCACCAAACGGCGCGAGTTCGTCAAAGTACCCACGCAAGTCATCCGGCATCGGTTCCGGCTTGGCTGTTTCTGACATTGCCAGGATAGCCGCCGCGTTAACGTATTGTTCAACAAACAGTTGGGTTATCATGATTGCATTGTTTGCGAAGCGGGCGGCGAAAATCCGTTCATCGGCGTAAACATGCGTTAACGGATTTGACGCATGAACCTTTTTAATGATGTTGATGAAATCGGTTGGAATGATGATATCCGTCATCATGTCAATACCGTGCCACGCCTCTACAAGCACGTTACCGTTAGTGCCGATAAATGTTTGCGACGCCGACGAATAGACGCCAGCATAGGCAACACGGCCAGCACCTGATTTAGTCGGAACCGACGCGTTAACGAGCGCGTTAATAAAGCCTTCATTGACCGGGGTTGCAACATCGTCAATCGTCGGCGGTTTGATGGCTTCAACCTCGATAATCGGTAATTCGATCTTGAACTTTCCCGCGCTGATCTTGAGCGTTTGCGCAATCGTCGCGGAGTAAGCGCGCTCGCCAATTGTTCGGATTGCCGCATGAAATTTATCAAGATCAGTTGTAAAACGAAGATCATCGCCAACCGGATGATAAGCGCGCATGACTGGCGTAACGACAGAAAGCACGTTATCACCCATTCCGACAACGCCGCCATCGCTCGCAATCAGCTTGACGAAATCAAGCGCGATAAGCAAATCAGTCTTAACAGTTTTGGTTGCCTTTGCCATGGTGGTTCCTCAAAAGGGCGGAATGCCGTTGAACGTTTCGCAGCCGAACGCAATCACCTTGGCGGGCGGATGCTTATTATTCGCTTTGTCGCATGTCTCGCGCACGTTGTCAAAGTGCAAGCAATTCGGACAACAACGAATAGCGGATTGGATCGTTGATGATAGAGCCTGGACGATAACGGCTAAATCAGCTTCGCGCTGTTTATCATACATACTCATATGCAATCACCTTTGGAAAATCCCCGCTAGTGTTAACGCGGATAGCCGAAGGAACCGACAAGTTCGCGACTTGCTCAAGAGCTTCGGCAATCGTAGCGGGGCAGGGCATTTGCGTTCGAAGTGACCACCAATCGGCGGCTTTCTTTCGTGCGCGCCCCTCAGCTTCGATGCTGATAAACTCGTTTATAAAGCGGTTGTCTTTTGTGACATACGAGACTTA